TCTTCACGATATTCTTCAGTTGTTTGATCATTTTCAGGATCAAAATCATCATGGCAAAGATAGTCCCATTCTGCACATAATGCGTTGATAATATCTGCTCTTGTGTAATTCATACCAAAAACTTCCTTTCGTATTCTATCAATTCTGCAAGATATGCTACTCTTTCATCTGTCGGTTGTGCATCAACCCAACGTGTTTTATTCTCAGGTCTCTTATACAATTTGATTCCAAGATAATCATACTTTTTATCAGTCGGAACAAACACTTTATATGGTTCTCCTCTTTTATTCTCTGTCAGTTGTTGTAATTTTCTGTTTTCAGATTTAGTAACTTTAATCTTGGTGCAAGATGCTATAAAAACCTCTTTGAATTTATCATAATCAGTTAGATAAACATCTGCATTATCCATGATAAAGCGACCAACAAATTGAGGAGAAAAACAGTGATCATCTGCTCTTTCTGATGAATTATTAAGTGCATCTTCACTAATCAATCCAGTGTCACCATAGTTACAACTAAACACACCTTCATAATATTGACGAGTGATAATCCTCACTACATCGGGATCATTTGCGTCCCACAGCTCAAGATTAGATTTAAGAGCATTAAATGTTGCTTTACAATAAATGTCCAGTTTTCGTTGCTTAATGTTAGTCATCGCCTAATTTCACTGATGGCAGGTTGACCCTGATTGAACACAACATCAACAACTGCCTGAACTTTCTTGGCAGTGCCAATACCAACAGCATCATAAGTTGGGATGCAAACTAAACCAAAGGTCTTCTCACTTCCACCAAGTCTGATAACTCGTCCAATACTTTGACTGATACCAATGTAGTCCATGTTACGCATGAAGATAACAGCCTCAAGTCCACTGACGTTGATACCTTCAGACAGAATGCTATGATGGATGACAACAAACTTCTTGCCATCTTCCTTGCCCCAAGTATTCAGAGTATCAAAGAATTGGTCACGATTGACTTTCTTGCCGTCGATGATTGCACCTGTCTTGGATGTAATCATCATCCAGGAGTATCCACGCTCCTTGAGTTGTAGGCAAAAGTCTGATTGTGAGATAAGACCCATGATTTGCTTCGTAGAACGAGCACAGATCAAAGTCTTGTCGATATTGTTGTCATCAATGGTTTCGATGAGGTTGTCGCCATCTTCAGCATACATAACTTTTCTTCCCTTGACCAATGGCAGTTGCTTAACAACCACTTTTGGAGGAAGAATGTACCCTTCATTGACAAGGCGAGGAGCAGGAACATTACATAGAACTTGACCATATACACTCCAATTCATTCCTGGTTTAGATGCAGCAAGAGAATGTTTAGGAGTTGCTGTAAAGAAATAGCAACGATTTGCATTCTCTGCGAAATACTCAGTCGCAGGGAAAAAGTGACGCTGAACACTGTTGTGTGCCTCATCAAAGTATATATTGTTCACCTCAATATCTGCCTCCATGATACGATGGAGAGAATGATAAGATGTAAAGATGATGCAGTTCTCACCTGCTGCGCGTGCAGTATTAGCAAAGACATGAATGTCATTTGCTTTTGTTGTAGAATAGTGATGTGTCTCACCACTATGAACGTGCATCACATGCGTGTGAGTTGTATCAATCAACTCAAGGAATTCACTGCACAGTTGTTCTGCCAACAAAATACGGGGAGCAACAACAACTGTGGTGGTGCCATTGTTGATAACATCATGACGACGCTGAGTATCAACAATCATCGTCAAAGTCTTGCCTCCTCCAGTGGGAACTATTAGCTGGCCTTTGTTGTATGCAAGCATACGATCAACAATGTCTCTCTGATGTGGGCGGAGAGTAATCATCAAAAAGAAATAGATAACAACAGTATAAATCAACCTACAACACCTGTCAAGGGTGTTGTAGGCGACTCCAGACACTACTGAGACGCTTTAGGCGTCCCCCCTTCAAGATACTACCAAACCGCGTTTGGTGTTCTTGTAGAAAATAATACGGTAGGGGATTGATTCCTTACCTGATTGAATAGTTTTCTTGTAAGTGTTGGGTTTGATTGATACTGGTTCTCCGTCCACGTATCCATCAATACCCTGAGATTCTTCATCTGGTGTAGACAAACGAAACTCACCAGTTTCTGACACCATCTCAAGGATGTCAAGTTGAAGCTGAAGACCAGAAAATGTCTTATCAATAATAAGATCTTTAGTCCACGTCTTTACATCATCGCGATTCAAAGAGTTGAGATTCTCTCTGATTCGCTGAACATAGTCCCAGATCTTATCAGCAGCAACGTCTATTTTATCAGACCCAATCTTTTGGTCATAAAAAGATTCCCATCCATCTACAGATGGTATATCTGCAATCTCTCTATATTCTTGGATAAGATCACTCATCTGACCAACATTTCTTGGTCGGGTTGCTTGAGAGAATGAATTACCCAAGTTAATAACAGAACCAATGTAGGGTAGAAGTGTCATGATTAAGTGCTTTCAATTTAGGTACGCTTTAGACGACCCCCCTTTACTTTGCTTTGTTTCTGCGGGTGATCTCTTTCTGTGTGATCGGGTTCTTTAACTCTTTCTCAGACTTCTTACCTAAGTTCTTGAGTTGAATATCTCTCAAAGTTCTTTCACCTTTCTTCATTGTTGCTTTACGTTCAGCAGTAGTTTTACCTGATGCTTTTTGTGGAGTGTAAGAAGGTGATACTTTCTTTGCAGACTTTTTGGTAAGAAGTTCAGATGCTGTTGGAGTTTTCTTTGCTTCAGGTGCAGAACTACCAGACTTTTTCGCTGCTGCTCTTGCTTGTGCTGCTTTTTTCCTCTCTGCTTTTACCTTATCGGCATAGGATTGTTTAACTTCAGCACTACCTCTTTCTTTCTCTGGTTGTTGCTCTCTTGTACTTGCTTGTTTCTGAGTACCAATATCCTTTCTATCTTTATATGTTTTAGCGGGAACCATTTTGCCCCCGCCAGCAGCTTTCATACGACGTTTTTCTGGTTCAGTTTTCTTTCTGTTAGCACCGACTCTTCCACCTTCACCTTGACGGCGAATCTGTGAACGATCCATAACATCTTTGTCATATGCTTCAGAAAGAAACTGATTCAGAGTTTTCATTGTCTTTCGCAATTACCTTTTTTTATTTAGTCCTCGATGTCCTCTTGAACCTCTTCTTTCTTGGTAACTTTAGGACCAACTTGAACACGCTTGGTTTCATAGAACCACTGAACACGTTCACGACGTGCTGTCATTAGCATGTCAAATTCTTCCTGTTGCTCTTTAGTGAAACGAAAATCTTGATCCTTCCAGGTTTTACGAAGTTCTTTCAAGTGAGACAAGACGTTGACAGTTTCAGTAGGAAAATTCATTAGATCAGTAGTCGATGTTAGAGTTGAGATAGTCATTGATGTTGAATTTTTGATCTTCTTCAATCAAATCAGATAGATCTTCATGAGAATCAAAGTTTACAAGTTCTTCGACTTGTTGTTCGCTGAGATAACGATCCATGTCGGATGGTTGGTTACACAATAGAGACACTTTAGACGACCCCCCTTTACTTGACCAAGATGCGGAAGTCTTTACATCCTTGTTTTTCCATTACTTTCTCCCAGAAAATAGCATCTTCAATCTTCATAAATGTTGCTTGGTGATTTGCAAAACCCTTTTTCTTTGGTTTTTGATAATGAATTTGGTACATCATTCCAGTGTCGAATTACTCCAGAAACAATAAAAAGATTAGTAGTGAGCAGACTGACAAATATGATGCTACGAATGATAGCAACATAATTGTCATAAGGTTTTGTTTTATCATCACTAAAACTCCCTAATGAATACTTCCATATCTTCCACAGTTTCAGCATAACGATTCTTTCTCGTATGAATGTATTCTAATTGTTTCCATTGATTTGGATAGCAAAGTAGAAGTGTGTGAATATATTTGTGTTTTTCATTCTTTGTATATTCACAATTGGGTTTTGGTTTGATACCAGTTTCAATTGTAATATACATTTCATCATAAAAATATACCCATCCCTCAACATTTACGTGCTCTGATTTCCATCGAACATAATCATCGACCTGTGGTTTATAACTCATGAAAACAACAATGCTTCTAATGGATTTAGGTTAAGTTGCATAGCAGTATAAGGACGAGTATCACTAACACATACCTCTTTACCTACCTTATTTGAGTTGATGGGGGCATAGTAAGTGTGCGTAGTGCTTCTCTTTGTTCTCTTATATTTGACGAATCCCCAGATGGTACGAATAGGACTATCAGTAGTATAAGCATAACTTTGAGTGTTACAAAGCCATATAGAAACCACATTAGATTTGAAATTTTGACATTCATAATAGTAATGTTCTGGTGCTTTGTGAGGAAAATCAGGTGGAAGTTCAATCAAGTTGTAAACTCCTCAATAATTTGTGACTCAAGATCTTCTACAAGTGCATAAGTGCGGGCATTTTGTATATTATGACGAAGTTGTGGATAGTGCTCCACATTAAACTCCTGATCTCTTTGAGTAATTAAGTCAAAACATTCGTTCTCATCTTCAGAAATTACATTCCACAAACCACCATATTCGGACTGAGGAAATGGAATGAAATGCTCGACAATGTAGAGAAATTTTTGAGTCATTGGCCTCGATAAGTTACCCCCATAGTTTAACACAATTAGACAAACTCAGCAATGTAGTAGTCAACAGTGATCTCTAACTTTGCTGCCTCAATTTCACACTCAGCAATGAAATCATCAATCATAGCTTCAACTTTACAATTTTCATCCAAACCAAAAATTTCTTTTGAATCTTCGTAACTAATCATACTGCAAGTGCTCCACTGGGAATTTCTGTAAGTTCAGGTGACTTGTCGTCATCAAACTGATTCATATTATAACACACCCATGCACCATCACGAAAGATGTAAGCATATTCTTCGCCATCAGAGAAAAACTCTTCGGAGTTGTTATCAAGACGAGGAGGGCAGTTCTCACCACGGGCAGAATAGTATTGAGGACCATATTCCTCAACTTCAACATTTTCGGTCACATATTTTGAAATCTTCTTACCAGTCCAGCGATCTTTTGTCCAGCAGACTGACATATCACCACCATCAATCAGTTCTGCTGCTTGTTCACGGGAGTTGTAATGTGTGGTAAGAATGCGACCCAACCACTCAGGATAACCATCCCAATGATGATAAGCAGACAGAATAGAATCATCTGAGAGTTGAATGCCGATGCGTGAACGAGTGCCCATGACGTTGTGTGCTTACATCATAAGGACGCTTTAGACGACCCCCCTAACCACCATCAACCTGACAACCTGCCATAGCACCACCAACAATACCTAAAGGAATGGCCCACAATCTACCATCTTGACGCGATAGTGCAGCACCTAAACCACCACCAGCAATGCCACCCAAAATAGATCCTTCTATACAGGAATTGTCATCTTGACTACCCACGTTGGGATGTTGTTCTCCATGGTAATAATGAGGAGTAGTTTGAGGCACATAATGTCTTCCACAGGCAACTCTTTTCCTCTTACTGTCTACATATCCACCAACCCATTGTCCATGTTTGTTAAAATAACCAGGGTGGTATTTTTCTACATTTTTATAACAATACTCTTCATAATGCACACTTCTATGACCACGAAACACAGGACCACCAGCAAGTGCAGGTGTTGATGTCATTCCGATCAATGCGATTGCTGCAAGGAGTTTCATGGGACTCAATCTCTATACATACCAATTTATATGAAAAAAGGGCACCCGTCAAGGCACCCAGTGACACTATTCAGATTGTCTTGCCTTTCGTACAAGATATTCTGCAAAATCTTCCATCTTATCAGGATGTATCGCCCTAATATCATATTCCTCTACCGCAACTTTAATAGAATCAATTTCATTTTGATTCAATTCTTTATTTTTTGGTAGAGTCATGGGCAATCTCCTTGTATGTGTGAACATCCTAACATGAATGTCTCACATTATCTATAAATTTAAGATTCTCTTTCTATTTTTGTTACAGGAGTTAATGGTTCAATTGAATCCATTTCTTCCCAAACACTTTGCAAATCTTCTGAGTTCCAGAAGTCATCCCAATCTTTTTCAGTTGCTTCACTGATCATTTTGTGTCTCCTTCTTCCTTAACTTTTTTTCTGCTTTGATGCGTTTCTTCACCAGTTTAGCAAATCTCACATCTTCCGCAGTATACCAGTCAGGATGCTTCTTTGCACGTTTAATGATAATCTTAGCTGCTTTTTTGTCCTCCATAGCACATACTTTAACTGTATATGCTATTTATTTTAGTAGAGTTCTTCTTCTTTCTCAGTTTCAACTACACAATCACTGGTGGGATACGATACACAAAGCAGTGCAAACTTTGCTTCAAGTTGATCATCATCCAAGAACGATTGATCACTTTGATCTACAGTACCACTGACAATTTTACCAGCACAGGAAGAACATGCACCTGCACGGCAAGAGTATGGAAGATCAACACCTGCCTCTTCAGCAGCATCTAAGATGTAAGAATCATCAGGACAATCAATAACACTTTCGGTCCCATCAGGTGCTTTAAGTGTAATGGAGTAGTTCATGTATCGTTTTGTTTGTTGTGAATATTATATATTACAGAGAAATGTTTGTCAATCTTCTTCTGTTTCCTTTTCAGGTTTTTTGTTGAATCCAAAAGGACCAATACCTGGAGTATCAAAATTACGGCGCTTCTGTGCCATACTACAGACGGTTTCCATCACCTTAATTGTATCTTCTACGGTACAATTCTCTGGCATATTACGATGCACGATATCAAAGAGTGGGAAGAACTCTTTAGCTGCATCATTCACCTCTGAGGGTGTGAGTGGATCATACTCTTTCATCATTTACCTCCGGTTTCATAACCAAATTTGTCATCTTGTTCTTTAAGTTTGCGTTGGCGAATGTCTTCGTGCAGTTTTGCAATAGCAGCACAAACTTCAGGAGTTTCATCAAACTCCCACTCATCATTCTTCTTGTTCTTAAATGTTTTTTTACTCATAGTTTACCATCTACGATAGAACTACCAACAACTCTTGTATATTGTTCAAGAGTTCCATCCTGTTCACACTTAAGGTGCCAACGTGTCATTACAACAACACCATCTTTTGTACCACCAGTCATCATCTGACGGCCTTGCTTAGTCATTGATGAGTACAAACCATAACGAGTCTTCCACACATAGAATGCCTCATCAATGAGTTCTGCACCATCAGGTGGATTTGTGATCTCTTGTGGCATAATAGTTTGCAATTTGTCTCTCTAATTCGTATTTTATAGGCGAAAGATGTGCATAAATGTAATTTTTATACTCATTCTTTTCAGTTAGTTTAGCAACATTATTAATTTGTGTCAAGGCAATATTTAACCACTCACCTTCAGTTGTTATATGTTTAGGTGGGTTGAAATCATCCATTACTTCTTACTCTTTGCAGTGCCAGTAGTGTTTCTAACGGAATCCACGCGGGAGGTTCGTCTTTTACTTGCACTTGTACTTCCGTCACCACCTTTTCCAGTTGACGATCGTAGCTTTGTCTTGTGTTTTTGACTGGACTTAA